TTTTCAATATTTCTCTCATATTTAAATTCCTATTTTTATAAATTCTATTTCAAAATCTAAATATAATTTATAACTTTTTAAATTTAATAAAGAGAGAAAAATAAAAAAAATAATATTTTCAATATTTCTCTCATATTTAAATTCCTATTTTTATAAATTCTATTTCAAAATCTAAATATAATTTATAACTTTTTAAATTTAATAAAAGAGAGAAAAATAAAAAAATGAAAAAAATTATATTTTCAATATTTCTCTCATATTTAAATTCCTATTTTTATAAATTCTATTTAGATTTTGAAATAGAATTTATAACTTTTTAAATTTAATAAAGAGAGAAAAATAAAAAATAAAAAAAATTATATTTTCAATATTTCTCTCATATTTAAATTCCTATTTTTATAAATTCTATTTAGATTTTGAAATAGAATTTATAACTTTTTAAATTTAATAAAAGAGAGAAAAATAAAAAAATGAAAAAAATTATATTTTTAATATTTCTCTCATATTTAAATTCCTATTTTTATAAATTCTATTTAGATTTTGAAATAGAATTTATAACTTTTTAAATTTAATAAAAGAGAAAAAATAAAAAAAATTAAAATATATTATAATTAAATTTATATTTTTATATTCTTTTTTTATATTTTATTTATATTTTATTTATCTCATATAATATTTATTTTTATTTAAAAATTATTATTTATATATAAATATAATGTCTAATTTTAATTATAACTTTAATTTTTTATGCACTTATAAAAATTTAGAAAATGATGATGATTTAGATTCTACTTTATGTTATCAAATTCAATTATTACAAGCTTTTAATATGGATACATATAATGAAAATATTTTAAATTCAAATATTAAAAAAGTTTATGATTTATTACACAAAAATGAAGAAATTAAACAAATTATATATTTTCTCTCTAATAAATACAATAAAATAATCTTTATTAAAACTTCTATATATGATTTAGAAGAAATTGTTATTTTTAATTTCTTATTTTCATATGATTATTTTGATTTATTTCATAAATGTTTTTCTAATTATTTAAATTATATTAATCATAATAATTTAATTTTAGATAATCACAATAATCACGATAATAATTTCTTTAAAGATATTATTACTATTTTAAAAAATGAATTATAATATATTATTTATATTCAATTATAAATAATATTTTATAAAATATTTTATAATATATTATTATATGTCATCTACTAGAAATAAAAATACTGATTTAGATTATAAATTAGAAAATAAAATTAATAAAAATATTATAGAACAACATTTATATTTACATTCTTCTATGGGTATTCCTTTTTCAAATTTTATTCCTAATTTAGGTTATTTACCTAGTCATATGAGTAGAGATGCATTATCTAGTAATGCTATTGATATAGAATCATCATTATATGGTATCGGTTCTACTAATTTAGTTAATAAAAAAACACCCATTTATCCAAATTTAAATAAATTAGAATTTAAAAATTTCTTTGAAAGAAAAGAAAATGTTATTATGCCTTATCCCCTAATATATAATAATAATCAAAGACCTTTTCCAATATAATATTTTATATTACTATAAGTGAATTATGGCCTTTATTATTTTCGGAAATAATAATAATTTCAATTTATATTTGGATATAATTTTTGGAAATAATAATAATTTTAATTCAACTACTTTTTTATCTATTTTTTTTATTTTTTCTATTTTTTCTTTATCTGATAATTCCCGTGGGATCCGTGTATTTGTTAATGATTTAAATTTATTTTTCATTTTATCAGGTAATGTATTATATAATATTTCAGATAATCTTTTAAAATAATTATTATAAAGTTCTTCATTATCTTGATTATGATATAATACTAAATAACTCATTAATTGATCCGTAGAAACATATAAATTTTTTTGAAATTTAAAATCTTCCCAATATTTTTCTTTAATTTCATTTATTATATCTAATTTTTTTAAATATTTTTTTATAAATAATAATAAAATACAAGCTATTTTAATTTTTTCTATTATATCTATATCTGACATTATTTATTAATATATTATATTATAAAATAATAATTAAAATATAATAATTTTAATTATTATTATATTTTAAATGACTATAAATATACAAAATGATGATGATATATATATTGATTGTAATCCTATTGATATAATTAATGAAAATGCAGATCCTAATTCTGTTTCTAATAATAATAATAATAATAATTTTAATAATGATGAAATAATTAATAATTATTTAAAAAATCAAGAATCTATTAATTTACCAAATATGTCTGATTTATCTGATAATCCAATATTTCAATCTATTATTGGTTTATTTTTATTATTATTTATATATAGTATAGGTAATTATATATTTAAAAATGTTCCAAAAAATATAGGTTTTGAAGATTTATAACAAATTCATATTTCATAATTCATATTTTAATAATTTATATTTCATAATTAATAATTCATATTTTAATAATTTATATTTCATAATTAATAATTCATATTTCATAATTCATATTTCATAATTAATAATTCATATTTCATAATTCATATTTTAATAATTTATATTTAATAATTCATAATTTATAATTCATATTTTAATAATTTATATTTAATAATTCATAATTCATAATTTATATTTAATAATTCATAATTAATAATTAATAATTAATAATTAATAATTAATAATTAATAATTCATAATTTATAATTCAGTTGCATCATATATATCACATAATACAGGATGATATGAAGCAGGATTTGGAATATTATTTGGTTTTCTATCTATTCCTTGAATAATTTGTTCTTCTAATGTTTTTTTTTCTATTTTTTTATTTAAATTTTTTAATTTATAATTTTTATTAATTTGTGTATCGGGCATAGTTACTATATTGATTTGTTGATTTCTATAAATAAAAACAATAGAAACAATTGCAAAAAATAAAGCTAAAATACTATTAGAATATAAAAATAATAAATAAGTTATAGCAACTAATGAAGAATACATAAATATATTATTAAAATATGGAGACCAATTATAAGGTATTGTAATATCACTTAATAAATATATTAATAATAATATTGCAAATATTATTTCATATACTTTAAAATTTTTAACATCTTTATTTATATAAAAATTTTTAACCATAATTTTTATAGTATATAATATTATTATATTTTATAAATAAAATATAAATTAGATTTTAAATATATTTAAATATAAAAATACTATATTATATTTAAATATATAAAATTGATTATTAAATATATTTAAATATAAAATAAGAATAAAATAAGAAATAATGAATAATAATACTAAAAAAAATACTAGTCCAAAAAATACTAGTCCAAAAAATACTAGTCCAAAAAATAAAAAAGAATTAAAAATTATAGAAGAAAATAAAAATATAATAAATATTATAGATGAATTAAAAAATAATAATAAAATAGATTCATATTTAGGTAATAAAGGTTATTCTATTTTTAAAAATTCTTTAAATTTAGAAATAATTAATTATATAAAAAAAGAATTAACTATTACACCTAATATATTAAATTCTATCATAAAACCAAATAGTTTTACAATATATTTAGAATCGGAAAATAAAATATATATACCTCGTTTTTGGGGAATTAAATTATTTGGTTATCCTAAATTATTAAAAATTTCTAAAGGTGAAAATATATCTATTAAATTTAATGGAGTTTTAAGAGATTATCAATTATCTATTATTAATTCATATTTAAATAATATTAATTATAATTCTAATGATTTATTAAATAAAGGTAATTCTTCCGCTTTAATAGAATTAAAATGTGGTGGAGGTAAAACTGTAATATCATTAAAAATTATAGAAATTATTAAAAAAAAAACTATTATATTCGTGCAAAAAACATTTTTAAAAAATCAGTGGATAGAACGAATATTAGAATTCTTACCTGATGCTAAAATTGGTTCTATTCAAGGACAAATTATTGATATTGAAAATAAAGATATTGTTATTGCTATGGTCCAATCTATTAGTATGAAAACATACCCCGATACATTATTTAATTCTTTCGGTTTATCTATATATGACGAAGTTCATCATATGTCTAGTGAAGTATTTTGTAATTGTTTGAAAAAATGTAATACTTTATATGGTTTGGGTTTAAGTGCAACTATGGAAAGAAAAGATGGATTAACAAATGTTTTTAAAATGTATTTAGGAGATATATGTTTTAAAAATACAGAAAATAAAACAAACACAGATAATGTATTAGTCAAAACTATAACATATATATCAAATGATGAAGAATATACTGAAGTTTTAAGAGATTGGAAAGGTAATATAAAATTTAGTTCTATGATTAGTAAAATTTCTAATTTTAATTATAGAAACGATTTTATAATTAATGTTTTATTAAATGAAATTATAATAAATGAAGATCAACAAATATTATTATTAGCACATAATAAATCTATGTTAAATTATTTATATAAAAATATTAATAATAATAATAATAATAATAATAATAAAAAAGAAATATCAATTGGTTATTATATTGGTGGAATGAAAGAACAAGATTTAAAAGAAAGCGAAAAAAAAAAAATTATATTTGCTACTTATGCTATGGCTGCAGAAGCATTAGATATTAAATCATTAACTACTTTATTTTTAGCAAGTCCTAAAACAGATATAATTCAAGCAGTTGGTAGAATTTTACGAGAAAAACATAAACAACCTTTAATAATAGATATTATAGATAATATCGAACCTTTCAAAAATCAATTTTATAAAAGAAAAATATTTTATAATCAAAAAGATTATAAAATAATTAATACAACTAATATTAAATATATAGAATTAATAAAAGAAATAAAAAAAATAAATAATATTAATATTAATGATATTTTAAAAATAGAAAATAAATATTATAAAGAAATTAAAAAAAGAAAAAATAATAAAAATTTTAAAGAATGTGATATTGATAATATTGATTATGATATAGATAATATAGATAATATAGATAATATAGATGATATAGATAATATAGATGATATAGATAATATAAAAAATAAAGAAAACAAATGTTTATTAAATATTTAAATATTATAAAAAAATAATATAAAAATATACATATATTATAACAAAAATTATATATTATAAATAATATATAATTTTTATCTTAAATATTCTTAGTATTTATTTCTTTTTAATATTTAATCTTCTTGACCTCCACGTCTGCGACGAGTAGATTTTCTTCTTTTCATTTTTCTTTTTTTTGTTCCTTTTCTACGAGTTCCTTTTCTTTTCATTCCACTCTTTTTTCTTGGTCTTCCTACTCTTCTTTTTGCTCCACCAATTTGTTCGAAATCTACGGTATCGTTAGAGTAAAGCATTTTTTTTATATATTATAAAAATATTTTATTATTTTTAAAAATATTATTTTTTTTTATATAATTAAATATTATTTAATATAATTTTTTATATTAATTCTTTTATAAAATTTAATATAATTTAATATAATTTAATATTATTTAATATTATTTAATATAATTTAATATAATTTAATATTATTTAATATAATTTTTTCCTAAAATATTTATTAATTCTCTTTTTGTAATTATTTTATTATTACTAAATTTTTGAGGTATCCATTTTTTAAATTTATAATTATACATACATTCCATTATTATAGATTTTTCTAAATCTACAAATTTATTTTTTGATGTATTTTCAAATTCCTCTTCTTCATCACTTTCTTCTAATAAATCTAAATTTTTATTTTCTTTAATATTTCTAAATATATTATTCATATATTTACTTCTATCAAATGTATCTATTAATGCAAAATCATATATTATTTCTTTATTATTATCTAAAATAATCAAATTATAAATATCTTCATTTATACAACAAGTTATTTTAAACGAAGCTATAATATGATTATGATTATTAATATTATTATTATAAATATTATTATAAATATTGTTATAAATATTGTTATTGTTATTTAATAAATAATATCCTAAATATTTTTCATTACTATAAACATTTATACTATAAAATTCTAAATTATTATTATTATAAATTTTAAATATATCTTCTAAATTTCTTAAAATTATTGGTAAATTTATATTAAAATTTGATTTTTTTCTTATATATGGTATTATTTCTTTAAATAAATTTATTTTATATTTATATAAATTATTATAATTATTATCTTCTAAATATCTATTATAAATATTATAATTATAAATATTCTCTATTATAAAATAATGATTATAATTATTTAAATCTTCTAAATATTTATTATTATTTCTATATTTTAAAATATTATTATTTATTAATTTCTTAAAATAATATCCAAATAATAACACATTATTATAACATAATTTATTATCTATATCTACATCTAATAAATAAAATATATTAGAAGCATCATTTATATTTTTATTATTAATAATAATAAAAATACACATTATTTGTTTTTCAAATGATGTAAACCATATATAAGATTTTAAACCTTTACATTTAAATATATAATATTTTGCATTTTTATTAAATATTACTTTACTATTTGATGATTGATTATATATATTTAAATTTTTTATATTATTTTTTGGAAATTTATGTATAAAATTTAAAACAAACTCATATTTTAATAATTGCATTATAATTAATTATATTTATATATTTATATTCATTTAAATATATCATTTTTATTTTTTTCTCTCTTTTTTATTTTTTTTTTCTCTCTTTTTTTATT